TTGGCATCGTGTCAAAGAACGTCTCAATATCTTTAAACTGCTTTGAACTTAGTTGCTCTAAGAAGTCTCTTAGTTCTGCCTTAGTGCAGTCAGAAGCAGCCCAAGACTCTTCCTCAGTATAAACCTGCTCAATACATGATGAAATAAGATCGAAGGTATCATCTACTCCAATAGATTCTCCAACTGCAAAGTTTGTTTTAATAAACTCATTCATTGAAGGATATCTCATTCTCAATGATAGACTATCATCTAACTTAATATCTCTACTATGCTTGTCAGAAGTTTGGACCTTGATGTCATCCAAATTAATGACTACAGGAACTTTAGTGACATCATCATCTGGGCAAGTAATTAATACTTCGACTTCTTCACCAACAGATTTTCCTCTAATATTAAGGAAGAGATATTCGATGTCAAATGTTGATAGCTCTTCTACCTTAATACCCTTGGTCAAGATGCATCCAGAGATAACATCTTTAACTGCATTTGCAATCTGCTTATTATCCTCACTCTCCATAGCAATGATGAGGACTTTTTCTTCCTTGACTAAGAAGGGTCTATATTTTACTTTCTTTTTTATAGAAGGAATTTCCAACTCATATGTTGGTGTAGCAATCTTTGGTAAAGGCATAATAACCCAAAAAGTTCAGTTAAGTTTATTTATTTTATTGCGCGAAAGGTTGATTTGCATTTGCAACATCAAACACTGGGTTCGAACCATATCCAATATCATTAAACTTAGACATATCAGTTCCGAATGTTTTTGCAGCAACGGAAGGATCTAAGTTAATATAGTTTTGTACGTCTCCATAAAAACTAATATCATCTGGAAGTCCAGTTTTATTGTCAGAGTTTCCTCTGAAAATAGAATAACTATCATGTCTTCCAGCAACGTATCTATCAACGTTGAATGTTGCCGATGCTTTTAGAATTTCAGATGTTCCATAATTTACTTGTGTTGAATTCAATGACTTGGGAAACATTCCATAGAAAGTATATTCTATATTATTAGCATAGTCTCTGTCAAACTTTATTATCTTAGTTTGATTTGTCTTATATTCTTCTGGATATGCCATTCTGAAGTAATATCCTTCATCAGATTGACGCTCACCAGAACCACTTGCTATAAACTCCATCCAATGCTCTAAGAACTTAATAGTTCTATATTCAGAGTCAACATAAAACTCAAGTTGTATCTCAGTGTATGACCTGGTATGTGCCATTGTCTCACTGACTCCCATATAGTTTCCAACTATATCAGCAGTAGCAAAAGAACTTCCAGGTATAGATGCAGTATTACATAGAAGACCGACAGTTTCTCCAATAAATCTATAACCAACTCCCCTAACATTCAAATGTTGTCTTAAAGGCAGCGACAAACCACCAAACACAACTTGATAATGTGATGTTTGTGCTAGGTTTGTAAAGGTTGGTTTAAAGTCTGATATCCTTCTTGGTCTAGGTGCTGCCACTCTAAATACCTTATACGAGTATTACATTATTAAGTATTTAGATGGCATATAGCGGTAAATATCAACCATCATATCCCCAAAAATACAAAGGTGACCCAAGTAATATCATTTATCGCTCTCTTTGGGAGCGTAAGTTTATGGTTTATTGTGACACCAGACCAAACATTTTAGAATGGGGAAGTGAAGAAATGTATGTGTGGTATAAGTCTCCGATAGATAATAGACCACATAGATACTTTCCAGACTTTTATATCAAAGTAAAAGAATCAACTGGAAAAATTAAAAAGTATATTATTGAAATCAAACCTCAAAGGCAAACTGCGCCGCCACCAAAACCAAAGAGACAAACTCAAGGTTACATTCGTGAAGCATATGAGTATGCTAGAAACCAGGCAAAGTGGGAAGCAGCGAAGGAATGGTGTCTTGATAGAGGTTATGAGTTTAGAGTCTTTACAGAAAAAGAACTCGGTATTAAGTAATGGCAAAAAGACCAACAGATACTGATACTAATGTAAATAGAATCCGTGAAATAACTGATAGTATCATTGGAATTAAAGATCCAGATGATATTATGGTTGAACTTTTAGATGTTTTAGAAGAAGGTTCAAAAACACCAGAAGCAGGAAAATTTTATATCTTTGTCTATAACGCTAAAACAGCACAACTAAACTATGACCAAAACCCATTTGTTGCGGTGACTGATGTATTCCAATGGGGATTTCGTGGTGTGAACTTTCATTGGGGTGAAATGAGACAATACACTTGGGATGAAGTTGCTGGTGGACTTTATGAGGTTTATCCATCAGAAGTAAAAGACTTACAAATGATACCTTTTGCCAATTTCCGTCTAAATACTTAAAAAAGTAGAGATAAATGCCTCTTCAAGTTGGCGGACAGTATACTGATTCTGATGTTTCCTATAGTGGATATAACACTGCAGGAATAGATGCTGTTAATGCTGCAAATAGAGAATCTAGAATTTGTAGATATCCTTTAAAAAGAATTGAAAGTGGTTCAGACTACCTAATGATAAAGGTTGTTAAGTATGAACCTCCAGGTCTTAATATATTGTCAGGATCAAAAGAAAATGTGGATGACGCAGGTAATGTTACTGGTATTGTAAATAACGACGGCAGTGAGATCTCTGGTGAATCTTTTAATACGAATATTGGTTCTATTCCAGCTAATCAGCGTTTGGATTTAAAAAAATTAAAATACTTAGTCTATTTGCCTATACCTCAGTCTGTTACCGATAACACATCTGTAACTTGGGGAGAAGATTCTTTAGATCCATTAGCAGCATTTGGTCTTTCATTTGGAGGTGAAGCTATACAAAGTCCTGTGAAAGCAGTTGAAAAATATTTCAATCTTGCAAAAGACAAACTTGGAGAAATGTTTAAAGATGAATCTACTAAAAAAGCTATAATTTCTGCTCTTGCTGGTCAAGCATATAGTAATTTGGGGAATGTGTCTGCTACAGGAGTTGTTGCTAGAGCAACTGGTCAGATACTTAATCCAAACATGGAACTTTTATTTGATGGCGTTAGTCTTCGTTCTTTCGTCTTTACATATGATATGGTGGCAAGAAGTAAAAAAGAAGGTGATGAGATTAAAAAAATTATAAAGATCTTTAAGAGGTCAATGGCAGCGAGATCGAATGCAAAAAGTAATGCTAACAGCGGAGTTTTTATTTCATCCCCAGACGTATTCCAGTTAGAGTATAGAAAGGGAAATGCATCTCATCCTTTCTTGAATAAGTTTTTACCAATGGCATTGACAAACTTTGATGTCAACTATACTGGTTCAAATACTTATGCAACATACTATGATGGAACACCTGTTCACATTAATATGACTCTCACATTCCAAGAACTCAATCCAATATACTTCGAAGATTATGAAGCCCTTGATAAGAGTGGAGATACTTCAGTAGGTTACTAAAATGAGTTATTTCAGAGAACTACCAGACTTATTCTATCAATCACCTCTTTCGACTCGCAACTCTTCTAGTGAATATGTAAGAGTTAAGAATCTGTTCAGAAGAGTTAAACTGCGCGATGATCTTCAAAATGTTATAACGCTCTTCAACAAATATCAAATACCTCAAGGTTCAAGACCAGAACTTGTTGCTGCTGATCTCTATGGGAGTGAAGAATACGATTGGGTTGTATTACTAACCGCTGGAATTATAAATGTCAATGACCAGTGGCCACTTTCAGAGTATGAGTTATATCGGTTCGCTGAAAATAAGTATGGTACTAACTTAAATTCAGTTCGTTTTTATGAGACAACAGAAGTAAAAGACTCTTCTGGAAGACTCATACTTCCAAAAGGTAAAGTAGTTGATTCAGACTTTACTATACCTAATCCAGATATTCCAACAGCAAACTTAAACCCAGTTACTAGTATAACAAACTATGAGTATGAGGTAAGACTTAATAATGATAAGAGACAAATATACATTCTAAAACCAACATATTTGCAAAGATATCTAAATGATATGAGAGATATTATGCATTATGAAAAGTCTTCCCAATTCATAGATAGAAGACTGGCTAGAACAGAAAATACTCGTAATACTTCACCACAATAAGTCTAAACTCTTATCAAACATCATAACATATCGGTGCTTGCGGGAGCGGTCTTTCCATTCTCCCTCAGCACCTTTTACTTTGCCACGAGAGTGCTTAGTTCCGTCTGCATAGTAGAAATCTTTTTTTGCATCTGATAATCCACAATACTTAAAGTTACAAGCGCGATAGATTGTGCCACTATGGCGGTCACTATCAGCGTATGAGATAATCGCTTTGACTTCCGCATCTTTTCTAAGGCTCTTAATCGCCTTTGAAACGAACCAAGAAGTGATATTATACTCTCGTTGCTGAGTATCGGGGTGGATGCAGAGTCTTGAGAGTTCAAAGAGTCCGTGTTGTTCATGACGTTCTAGTCCAAATGCACCTTTAGCAATTTCTGGAACAGGGAGTCCAGTAAAAATACAGACTCCCTGAATACCTCCAATATTTAGAGGTGAAAAGTCATTTTTCTTGTATAACCCGTAGTTATAACCAGATTTAAAACCTTTCGAAATATCTTTAAGATAATGAAACCGCAGAAGTAACTCTGCGGCTTCGGTCTTACTTACTCTGTCGATATAGTAATCAGTTTTCACTTGAATAGTAAGTTCACATATGCTGCCACCACTAAAAGTGTGAGGCAGATTTGATTATACTTCATTCGTCAGCAAGACGTGCAAAGTAAGAGAGAGCATCGTCATCCTCATCTTCATCAGAGGAGGAAACATTGCGAGTGGGTTTCAGAGAAGACAATTCATCACGAAGGTCTTCAGTCAACTCACGGGTAGAACCACGGGTGTTATCCTCATCAAGATCTTCTGGGTCTTGATAACGAGGAGTGCCCTTGTTACCCAGAACATAGTCAAGGCGAGTCTTCAGTTCATCATAGGTCTTGAACTGATCAGCAGCAA